AAAGATGCCAGACGCTAGCGACGCGCAGCTAGGAGCTAGAGACGAATTTAAAAATGGAACACCAAATCCAAATTCATTATCTGCGTTAGAAAAAATAAATCAAGCTGGAGCAAAAAGAGTTACAGATAAAGTAGAAAGATTCAAACAATTAGTTAAACAAAATAAAACTCCTAATGAAGCTAAAAAAATTGTTATGGAAGAGTTTGGTATAGAACGAGGTGCAAAAGCTGGAACTCCTAAATGGATGACTAGAGGTAAACAAGAATTAATAGAAGAAGGTTTTAATTTTACTGAAAGTAAAAGAGGACCAGAAGCTATGGGTGGTGCTAAAGATAAAGCTAGGAAAAAAAGAAAACAAGTTATAGGTAAAGAGGCATCTCAATTTGAAGAAAGAGTTAAAAAAGAAAAAACGACTACAGGTTTTGGTAAAGATTATGAAATGGCACATACTGCAAATATTTTTCAAGCTAAAAAGTTAGGAATAGATTACCCTGTTGATGCATTGGCTGTTCAAGCTAGAGATGTAAATCAATCAATAGCTGAAATATTAAATGAAGAATTAGAACCTTTATACAAAGAACAAATAAAAATACGTAACAAATTAAAAAAGAACAATACTTTTGCATTAAGAAAAGAACTTGATGAATTAAATACTAAAATTATGAAAGTAGTGGCAACAGGAGGTAAACAAGGAAGCGAAGCTGCAAATGTTTTAAAACCAATTATTGTTGATCCTTATAATTTAGAAGGAAAAATTTTAGATTTAGGTTTCAAAAGCACAGATGAAATTATGACTATTCCAGGTGCAACTACAAAAGGAACAAAAAAAGGAACCGTTGAAGATTTAATGGCCAGAATGAATATTAAAGAAAATGTTTTACAAAAAGCAAGCGATGTTAAAAGACCTGAATCTGCTATGACAAGAGAAATGTTTGACAGGTTTAATAAACTAAAAGGAGTTTTAATTCCAGGATTAGAAGAAATTAAAGATAGTTTAAAAAAACTTCCAGATGATATTAAATCAAAAAGATATTTCACTGCAGCATTAAAAGGTTTAGGTATTGTTGCAACTCCTTTAATTGTTTCAGGAATGTATAATGATTTTAAATCTGGTAAAACGGTTATGGAAACTTTAGAGAGAAATTTAATTGGTACTGATGCAGTTGGTGGTATGAAAGACATCTTTGCATTATCTCCTGAAGAAAGAGAAGCAAGATCAGTAGTTAAACAAGCTGAGATGGATGAACAAATTGCACAAGACTTTTCTGGTTTAGATTCTGATTTTCAAACTCCAAAAGTAAAATCTAAAATGTCTTTAGAAGAAGCATTAAAAGAATATGAAGAAGGTTTAAGTAGAGTTGAACTTGAAAGAGAACAAGAGGAAGCTGAAAGAGCTGAAGGAAGAGCTAGTAGTTTTGAAGGTTTAAAAGATTTAATGTTAGGTAAACGATTTCAACCACAAGAAATTTCTAGGGATTTTTTAGCAGAAGGTGGTCCACCAGATGATCCAAGTAAAAGAAAGTTTATGAAAATTATGGGTGCACTTGCAACAGTGCCTGTAATTGGTAAGTATTTTAGTTTAGCTAAACCTTTAGCACCAGCTGTTTCAAGAGCTGTTGATGGCGTCCCTGATTTTATATTTGATCTTGTAGCTAAAGTTAAAGCAAAAGCTGTAGAAAAAGGAATGAAATATTTTACTGGTAATAAAGCAGATGAATTTGCAGACGTTTATCAAGCAGATAATTATGTTGTTACGGAGCAAGGTAATAAAACAATCATTAGAGAAGTAGATCAAGATGGAGATATGCTTTACAAAGAAAATCAAATAGAGATAGAAGTTGACCCTGAGACCGGAGGCGTGACTTACAATGAAGCAAGCGCTAGACCTGATGCAGAGGGCAAGCTTAAAGATGTAGAAGAATTTATTGATGATATTGATTTAGAAGATATGAGAAAATACACATACGATGAATAGACTAGGAAAAAAGAGCGGTCCACCACCAAAAAAAGGTCCTAGTTCACAGGGCTTGAATATTCAATATAATACTGTTAAAACAGTCAAACAATCTGGAGAAAAAAATAATGGCAGAGATAGACAAGGCGCTACCAAATATAAAAGTTCAACCTGAAGAAACAACTGACGATATCGCAGTTGAAATGGTTGAGGAAATTGAAAAGGTAGAACCTGGTGAAACTCAAATTACTGAAATGGAAGATGGATCAGTTGATATTGATTTTGATCCACAAGCTTTAAAACAATCGCAAGCAACAGATTTTAATGCTAACTTAGCTGATTTTGTAGACGAAAGAGAGTTAGGTTATTTATCTTCAACACTACATCAAAATTATCAAGACTATAAAAGTTCTAGAAAAGATTGGGAAAAATCATATACTCAAGGATTAGAACTATTAGGATTTAAATATGAAAACAGGACGGAACCGTTCGCCGGTGCTTCGGGTGCCACTCATCCGGTGCTTGCTGAAGCTGTTACTCAGTTTCAGGCGTTGGCATATAAAGAGTTACTCCCAGCTAATGGACCAGTCAGAACACAAATAATCGGAGTTCAAACTCCAGAAAAAACTCAACAGTCAAATCGTGTAAAAGATTTCATGAACTATCAGTTGATGGATCAGATGAAAGAATACGAACCAGAGTTTGATCAAATGTTGTTTTATTTACCTTTAGCAGGTTCAGCATTTAAAAAAGTTTATTATGATGATTTATTGGAACGAGCAGTATCTAAGTTTGTTCCAGCAGATGATTTAATTGTTCCGTACACAGCTACCTCATTAGATGATGCGGAAGCAATTATTCATCGAATTAAAATTTCTGAAAACGAATTAAGAAAACAACAAGTGGCAGGTTTCTATAGAGATGTAGAATTAAAAGCAGGTCATGATAATTTAACTGACGTTGAGAAAAAAGAATTAGAATTAGAAGGCACAGTCAAAACTGGAAGAGATGATGATATTTTTACTTTGTTAGAATGTCATGTTAATTTAGACTTAGAAGGTTTTGAAGATGTTGGACCAGATGGTGAACCAACAGGAATTAAACTACCTTACATTGTAACTTTAGAAGAAAATTCTAGAGAAGTTTTATCTATTAGAAGAAACTATGAACAAAACGATCCAAAGAAATCTAAAATACAATACTTTGTACATTTCAAATTTTTACCAGGTTTAGGTTTTTACGGTTTTGGTTTAATTCACATGATTGGTGGATTATCTAGAACTGCAACGTCTGCATTAAGACAATTATTAGATGCAGGTACTTTATCAAACTTACCTGCTGGATTTAAACAAAGAGGTATTAGAATTAGAGATGATGCACAATCAATACAACCCGGTGAATTCAGAGACGTAGACGCTCCTGGAGGAAACATAAGAGACGCTTTTATGACTCTTCCTTTCAAAGAGCCTTCTCAAACCTTATTACAACTTATGGGAGTCGTGGTATCAGCAGGACAAAGATTCGCTTCGATAGCGGACCTGCAAGTAGGTGACGGGAATCAACAAGCAGCTGTGGGCACGACTGTAGCATTGCTTGAAAGAGGTAGCAGAACAATGTCTGCTATTCACAAAAGAATTTATTCAGCTTTAAAAAATGAATTTAGAATTTTATCAAGAGTATTTAGATTATACTTACCTGCAGAATATCCATACGATGTAGTTGGGGGTCAAAAAATGATTAAACAATCAGACTTTGATGATAGAGTGGATATACTGCCAGTTGCTGACCCTAACATTTTCTCACAGACACAGCGTATTTCTTTAGCGCAAACAGAACTGCAACTGGCAATGTCAAATCCTCAAATGCATAATTTGTATCAAGCATATAGAAATATGTATGAAGCAATTGGTGTAAAGGATGTTGACACCGTATTAATTCGACCACAACCACCACAACCAAAGGACCCTGCTTTAGAACACATTGATTCTTTGGCAGGGAAACCGTTCCAAGCGTTTCCAGGTCAAGATCACCGAGCACATATGACGGCTCACTTAAATTTTATGGCAACAAACATGGCTAGAAACAATCCAACAGTCATGGCAAGTCTAGAGAAAAATATTTTTGAACACATTTCGTTAATGGCTCAAGAACAAGTTGAAATTGAGTTTAAAGATGAGATGCAACAACTTCAACAAATGCAAGCTATGATGCAACAGAACCCACAAATGGCTCAACAAATGCAAATACAAGCTAGAATGATGTCAGAAAAGATAGAAGCTAGAAAAGCAGTGTTGATTGCAGAGATGATGGAAGAATTTATGAAGGAAGAAAAAGAAATTACTTCACAATTTGACAATGATCCTATTGCAAAACTACGAGCAAGAGAGCTAGACATCAGAGCACAAGAAAATGCACGTAAGAAAAAGGTTGATGATGAGCAAATTAACCTAAATAAAATGAAAGCAATGATGAATCAGATGCAAACTGACGAAAAATTACAACAAAATGAAGATTTAGCACAGTTAAGAGCCGATACTTCGATTGAAAAAACAATTTTAGCTGCTAAATTAAAACAAAATAGGTAAATTATGTGGTTTAGTGCAATAAAATTAGCTGTAAACGCCGGTTCACACATTTTTAAGAAGCGTCAAGAGACAAAAATGCTTATGGCGGACGCTCAAATGGAACATGCAAGAAAAATGGCTCGAGGAGAAGAGGCTTACCAGGGAAAATTGCTAGAAGCAAGACAATCGGACTGGAAGGACGAGGCGGTTTTGATAATTTTAAGTTTGCCCGTGTTAGTTTTAGCGTGGGCGGTGATATCAGATGACCCAACAGCGATGGACAAGG